CGAAGCGTTACCGTTATTGCTTAAACCAACAGTTACAGTTCCAGAGTTCACACTATAAACATAGGCAGTCAAATACCGGTCACTGCAAGACACAGTCACAATAGGTGCAACACTAAACCTTGATGCTGTAAAAGGGATAGCGACAAGAGCTGTAGCGTTAGTGCCAATAGCCCCTGAAGTGTAGGTGCTTGTAAAAGGCATAACACTGTAAGGCAATTTAGACCAGTTGCTGTTCAAATCGGCAGCAGTCAACACATCGCCAATAGACCAAGATTTTGTTGCAGACATTTGTTCTCCTAAACTCCTATTTTACTAGGCTAAAGTATCTGTATCTAAAACAGCCAAAAATGTGCTGTCTAAACGGATAGGCAGATTATCTAGGCTAGCGACAGTAAAAGTTATGTGATCTCTTTCAACATCAGTATTACTGTTTATACCTAAAATCTGATAATACTTGTCAACTACAGCACCCTGAGCTGAAGGCTGAAAACAAAGCCTAATAACATCACGCAACTCTAATGCAAGAACCGCTGTTTGTTGACCTGACGTTAACGCTTCTAAAGCGACAGTCATAGCGGTAGCACGATACTCAGGCAACCTAAACTCACCTAACAGGCCTGCAGCAATTCTGTCAGGAGCAACAATGCTAGAAGTCAAATTATCTGTTTGAGCGTAAGCCCTAAACCCATACTTTGTTTGACCGGCAGAATCAGACACTAAAGCGGTAGCGTTCATACCCACAACCTGAACCTGATTATATAGTTGCTCACCAGCATAAGCGACACTCAAATCCATGAAAGGAATACCTGTGCCATTACCATACGCTGTGCCTTGACTGTTAGCGTCAGCGAAAGTATAGATTGTAGGTGCTGCAACAGCCGAAGCTGTCCCTGCAATCAAACCTGAACTAGAAGCATACGGATCACCTAACCAAGCGACATCGTATCTACTTGTTGCACTGTTTGTGTAAGGGTTCAATGTTCCGTCAAAATAGTTGACCCACGCTGAACCACGTTCAACCTGTAAACCATTACCATAAAAGTCTTGTGCTGTAGTTGTGCCTGCAGCAAAAACAGTAAAGATGATGCCTTGTGCTACACCTGAAGAAACTGTGACTGTGCCTGAAAGTTGAGTCCAAGCAGTATTGTTAGCGGTCACGTTAGAGATGCTTAGAAAGTTTCCACCACCAACAGTGTTGACATAAAAGTCAAGTTCTAAAGCAAGAGATGCGGCTGTCGCTGTTCTAAACCAACCTGAGAAAACGTATTTAGTTGCATTACTGTCAGGGTTATATTTAGCTAAATCTGTTTCCTGATAAACCATTTCATTATATCCATCAAGAACAACAATCTCTGACTTGTTAGCAGTTCCACCATAAGGGGCAACAACTGTGGAAGGTGCAGGCTGATAGCCATAACTCCAACCATTACCATCAACTGTTGCTGTGCCAGGATACTTCAACAGATTTTGACGGTCAGTATTAGCCCAAGTGTAATTAGTAAAACTTCTATCCTTAAACACCATGACCGCTGAAGCATTACTAAACAGATCGCCAGGTTCACTACGAGCAACATTCTGTAAATAACTTAAAACGTTATCGCCAGGATTATTGATATCTGCACCCATAGCTGTATATCCAGACTGAATACCTGCATACTCAGAAGCACTAATGTTATTGTAATTTAGGACACGCTTCATACGTTCAGAAGACGCTTCAACTACAAGCTGAGTGCCACCAGTGAAAGACTGATTAGAGATACGAAACATCTCATCCAAAGCCATGACCTGTGCTTGACCATCAAAACCAGCCTGATCATAAGTGAAATCCCATGACTGTATAAACCCTGTAAAACGTCTTATACCTGCAGTCGATACACGAATCTTGCCACCAGGCTGAACCAACGTATAACCATAAGTTGCAGACCAAAGAATGCTAGAAGTATTTAGCGGATCAAAAGTCCTGTCATTATTGCTAAAACTGACAGACAACGTGCCTGCCGAATAGTCATCAAGCTGACGAGAAATACCCTTACCAATAGTAATGCTATTCACATATGATGTGACATCAACATAACCGCTAGAACCAAAATACAGTTCAACAACATAAGGGGAAGGTAAAGGCATTTAGTTTTTCTTTATTCCAGGAAACAAACTTGCAGGCAAACTACCATTATTCTTCACATACTTGCCCAAAGCATCAACAGTAGCCTTCGGGTCAGCACCCGCCACATTGATAGTAATGTTATTTGTCTGATTTGAAGCAAAACCCTTACCATTATTAAAAACACCTGAACCAAGTGCAGCCGGATGTTTTGGCCCACCAGTTTTAGGGTCAAGCTGAGAGACATCTCTAGTTGGCTTATTTGTGGTATCGCCAGACATACCAAGAATTGCAATAATAGAAGCCATAGCCGAAAGTAAAGCGGTAACTGAAATACCTAAAACAGCTGCAACAGTTGTAGCAATACTTGAAATAGTTACTACATCATTACCCCCACCACCACCTTTAGCTGCAATCAAACCCATAGCAGTAGCAAGATTCTTTATTGTCTTAGTTGCTGAAGCAAGCATCATAATGCCTTTTAAAGCAAGCAGAGCAGGTAACATTTTGACTAACGTTGTAGCAATATTGGCAAAGCCTTTCATAGCATCACCATTACCAAACAAAGCAAAGAAATCTTTAACCTGTTTAAAAGCATCCTTCACAGCATCTTTGATGTCTTTAAACATTTTGCCAGGCTTAGTTTTAGGGTTAGCCATGTCAGTCAAAAACTTGCCTACAGTCTGAACAATTCCACCAGGCTTAGTCATCTCTGTAACAAAATCAGCGATCATAGGTAAAACAAGATTACCTAACTTCTCTTTCAAAATGTCCATGCTGTTATTGAATTTCATAAACGGATCAGCATTAACTAACGCTGCACCCGAAAATTCTTTAGTCAAATCTGCTAAAGCGTTCTTAGAGTTCTTTAGTTCAGGGAACATACCAATCAAAGACTTTGTATTACCTGCATATGCCTTTGCAAGGGCATTTGCCACTTTGGTACTAGATTTCGCACTGCCTGCCACAACATCTAATTGAATTTTTAGAAGTTTTTGAGCTTGACGAACATTCTTTGTGACGTTACCAAACTTAGCCATAGAAGGTCTAAGGTCATCATCATAAATACCTGTTTGCAAAGACAGTGACTCAATAAACTTGTCATTCTGTTTCAAGGACTCTTTAGAAGCACCAGCGTTCTTAGTCAACTGCATGTTCATCAACTTGATGGACTTAGCATCAGCAGAAGCAGCCTTAGCAGACTCCATAAGCAGGTCAGTAACCTGTTTCAGCCCTAAACCAATACCGATACCGGCAAGAGTCTTTTTAAGCCCCCCAAAGCCATGCTGTGCCTTCTTGATACCAGAATCATCAAACTTAGACAGTAGTTTTACAATTACGGACATTAGTTAGTCTTTCTGTTTACTTTGGCAGCGTATCTATCAATAATCAATTTTACTTCAGCCTGAGCATCATCAAGTCTGTCCTCAACATTAGGGTAAACAAAGTTATTCAGATTACGTTCCTTCAGCCCTCTAATCATCCAGCGACCTTGAGAAGTAACCTGATGCCTTCTTGAACCATTCTTGTAAGCATATTCATTAGTGACCTTCCTAGCCTTACGCATACTGCCCTTACCAGCAATATCGGCAATAGCAGTCATAGGCGAATTTACCCAGATAGCAAGTAAAGGTGTCACAGCTGAGAACCTAGAGCGACTAGATCTAAACTTCACTGTCACACTATTAGCAGGTTTACCTGCACCCCAACCAAGCCTTCCATTAGGGTTACTGTTTGTTCCACCATTCGGATGACTTGCACTTTCTTTTCTCCTTACAGGAGTTCTACTCATACCGGATAAAGGTGCAGTTGTAGGTATTTGAGATTTGATTATCTCAATGATAGGTTTAGCAACTTCTTTAGCATCACGCACAAGCTGCTTCTTTAAGCCAGGTGTCAAACCTTCAAGATCACGCAACAAACCCTTGACATCATAAATGACACTAGGTTCAGCCATTGTTAGGATTCCTTTGGTGTTGAAGTGCAAACAACATTGTGTTTAGCATGCGATCAGATTCTTGCATTAACACTGATGGTGCAATACCTGTAGCCACACTCAGATTCGCAATCAACCAGTGAAACGAATCAACACCAAGAGCTTTTAGGCTTTTGGGTCTGATACCTCAACATTGCCGACAAGTTCAATCCAAGCATCAAACGAATCAGAAGTCTTTTGTAAACGCTTGACAGACAACCAGGCAAGGTAAAGCAAGTGTGTAACCTTTTCAAGTTTGTCAACACCTAAATCAAAGTGTTCTTCCCACTTGACAATATCGCCGGCAGAAGTAGTGACATCTAAGACTGTGCCATCAGATAAAACTATGCGTAGGGTTATCTGATTCATTATGCAGTCGCTCTCGTCACAGTTCCGTTTGTAGGAAGCGTAATACTGAAGGTAGATAAATCGCCGATGTTTCCGCTGACCGGAGTGTAATCGGTAACAATTACTGGAACACTGTATTTAGGATTTGCACTTGATACAGCTGACGAAGTAGGAACAATTAGAACTGTCGCAGTTGATCCAAGCAAAGGCCATAGAACTGTGTCAGGAGCGTTACTTGCAGCATAATCTTGATTGAACTGAAGTGTAAGAGTGCCTTCCTTCAAACCTGCAACACGAGTAACCCAAGTGCTACCGAAAGAAGTTGTTGTGATGTCGTTAGCGGAAGTCTTTAGTTCAACCTGAGTCAAATATGGTGTCAAAGCTGTTGAACCATTGATTGTAATGTTGAAGTCTGTTGCGACAAAAATTGCCATTTATTATCCTTAACTTGCGAATACTTGAACCGAGAATTCGGCACTGTAATAGTCTATTGCATTGACACTAACACTACCTATAGCACCTGTCTCAG